CCTCACATTGAGGAAGATATCCCGCTGCCTATTAGCGCGGGCGACGCCCTGCCTGACCTCTCTCCAAAAGAAGAATTGGACATGAGGGCACGGACAATTAAAATGTTGTCTGATATCACGGGAATTGCGCTAATTCCCAGCAATGAGAACATTGCTGAAGCTGAAGTATTAGCCCGTGAAATGATGTCGAACCCACAGGTTCGTCCGCAGTATGCCAAGTACCCGAATGAGGTCATGGCTTATCTGGCTGGGATGGTGGCCCAGACTAATGTCCAACTCGTAGACGAATTGTCTGAGTTGAAGATGTATGTTGTAAACAAACTCATCTACGAGGTTGAACATGCCAAAGATAGTAAATCTCGGCTCACAGCCATAGCTAAATTAGGCGAGGTCGATGGTGTAGATGCCTTCAAGAAGCGTTCCGAGATGGTGGTTAAGATCCAGCCCATCGAGGAAGTGGAACGCGAACTATTATCTGTACTCAATAATATCGAGTACACAGTTATAGAGCCTGAAGATGCTAATTATGTCGTCAATCATATTCCAGATAATGAGGGAATAGAGACTTGCGAAGCTAATGAGTAGCGTCTTCTCCCAGAAGTTGTCTGCATCAGACATCATGAAGCTCCGACAGGCGCTTCCGTCCATGCCTGATAAGCAGAAACGTCGAACGGCTGAGTTAATTAAACAGTATGCCGACTCCTTAATTAAGGAAAAGGCCAAGGATAACTTCCTTTCTTTCATCAAGCATGTCTACCCCGGCTACATGGTGGGTCCACACCATGCTAAATTAGCTAGAATTTTCGAGGAAATTGCCGAGGGCAAGAAGAAACGGGTGATCGTGAACATCGCACCCCGTCATGGTAAGTCAGAAATGATCTCTTACCTCGCCCCGGCATGGTTTTTGGGCAAATATCCGCACAAAAAGGTCATAATGGCCTCTCACACTGCCGATTTGGCAGTAAATTTCGGTCGTAGGGTCCGAAATCTAGTAGGAAGTGACCTTTACCATGACATTTTCCCCCAAGTGGAGCTTCAGGCTGACTCAAAGTCTGCGTCGCGTTGGGGTACTAATTTTAATGGTGAGTATTTTGCCATTGGTGTTGGTGGTGCTTTGGCTGGTCGCGGTGCTGACCTGTTTATTATTGATGACCCCCACTCGGAGCAGGAAGCCAAGCAGGGAAGGTCCGACGTATTTGAGCCAGCGTGGGAATGGTTCCAGTCTGGACCCATCCAGCGACTGATGCCGGGAGGGGCCATAATTATCGTTATGACTCGATGGTCGAAGCTGGATCTCAGTGGGCAGATCATCGACCACATGATGAGGAATGACGACGCGGACCCGTGGGAAGTTGTGGAATTCCCTGCCATCCTGAACGACAAGCCGCTATGGCCTGACTTCTGGCCGCTTGAAGAATTACTTGCCAAGAAAGCAGGGATGGACCCCCGGTACTGGATGGCTCAGTACATGCAGCAGCCTACCTCTGAGGAAGGTGCGCTGCTTAAACGTGAGTGGTGGAAGATTTGGGAGGAAGATAATCCCCCCAAGTGTGAGTTCATTATTATGAGTCTTGACGCTGCGCAAGAAGCTAATACTCGGGCTGACTATAATGCGCTTACAACGTGGGGCGTTTTCTTTAATGAAGAAGTCAAAGCCTATAATATTATACTTCTCAATGCGATCAAAGAACGGCTAGAGTTTCCTGACCTTAAGAAGCTCTGTCTGGATGAGTATAAAGAGTGGCAGCCGGATAGCTTTATCGTAGAAAAGAAATCGAATGGTGCTGCTATTTATCAAGAGATGCGGCGTATGGGCATTCCGGTGGGGGAGTTCACCCCCGGCAAAGGGCAAGACAAGATTAGCCGTGTCAACGCAGTATCTGATATGTTTAATGCAGGTATTGTATGGGCACCCGACAGGCGGTGGGCGCGTGAGGTAATTGAAGAGTGCAATGACTTTCCATCTGGCAAAAATGATGACTTGGTGGACAGTACGACTCTTGCTCTTCTTCGCTTCCGTCAGGGTGGTTTTGTCCGTCTACCTACTGATGAGCCTGATCCCGTTAAATGGTTTAAGTCGTCGCGGGCGCATGGGAAAGGATATTACTAATGGATACCGGAGAACGCCAGCGCAAGCAGTTGGATAGCTACGCGGATCCGCTCAATGCGAAAGATCCCGAGCTAGCAGCCAAGATCAGGGCCAAGATCGGGACGCCGTACCGTGATCTGGTGGACCCCAATAAGGCGGTGTTCCTGAATCCGGGGCATTCCTACAATCTCTTGGGGATCAACGCCCATAGGGTGCGCCCTGAAAATCGGGAGGATTTCGCCCAGCGAATGGCGATGGGACTCGGGCAGATCAACTCTGCATCCTACAATGCGCTGGGAGATCCGAAGAAAACGGTCTATGGCATCGGTAACGGGGCCAGTCCGCAGACGATGGCCCATGAGTACCGCCACGACAAGATCAATGATGAAATGGCGAATCGGATACAGGACTTGATCCACTCCAACTCACGCGCCCAGTACTCCAATAACCTGCAATCGCTCTATGAAGGATTATATGGCGATAGGGGTGAGAAGATATCAGTGGGGGACAAGGAGAAGAAGGTGATGTCCGCTTTGGATAGCAGGATCTTCAATTCTCCCGAGGCATATCCTAACCTGACGATGTACGCTGTCGACACCCACGCCGCCGTCAATAGCGGCGAATCTCAGGGGTATATGGCCCATCCGATGGATTACCTGACTGGCAACACGGTAGAAACTAGCGTTGGCAAGATACCGAAGACAATGGTTGAGCAGCGTAACCAATACCCCTTCCTGAACTTCGTTGGCGGGGATATATCCGCCAAGAAAGCCATCACACTTCCAGAGAACTACTGCAAGGGCGGCAGGGTGCGGGTGATCTGATGCCATATGTACTCGCGATAGGAAAATTCTATGATCGTTCTTATATGAGTGCCAATAAGGCGGGGTACTACTGATGCCGTACGATAAATATGCCTACACGGACAATGGGGCCATACGCCCCATTCCAGAGAACCCCATGCTGCGTACCGCCTCGCAGGGTCTGGGGACGCTGCGCCGCTATCTTGATAATGCCGGTGAAAGCGTAGCAAGTGCGCTGGTACCCAATACCCAGTTACCTGTTGGTAGTCTTCTTGTTGGTCAATCCCCGGAAGAAATCCATCAATGGGCACAGGGATCGTCGCCGTTCTATCAGGGTACGCTCAACTTCGCACCGGGCCGTGATCGGGGGATTATCGACACGGCTTTCCTGCCCGTGGGAGAAGCAGCCGGGATCGGAGGGCTGGCTCGCTCGCTGGCTCGCTCGCTGGGAGCGTCTGCCATGCGGCGAGTCATTGAGTCCGTGCCCATGCAGGCCGGTCGCCGTCAGTTCATGAAGAATGCGGGACAGGCGGCGGTCGGGACGGCAGTCGCGACACCGCTGCTGCTGCGCGGACTCGGCAAGGCTGCGGAGCATGCGGCTCCTGAAGTAGCGGAGACGGCGACGACTCGCGTGGTGTCACCCCATGACTACCATGCCATGCGAGGGCAGGCAAATGTCCACGCCAATCATGTAGCTGATAGAACAGCGAATGATATGTACGACGGTATGACGGCGGAGTCTTGGCACACCCACAGGGATGCAGCATACAACAAGGCACATGCCGAGCTATTGGACGACTTGCACAGCCGTGTCGAGCCGTATCCTACGCATAAAGAAATCAACCAAAAATACAATGCTAACGTCCACGGTGATGAAGAACATGTCGCGGAGTATCTGAAACAAGGCTGGCTTCCCACACGAGAATCTTGGATTGCTGATCAGTTTCCACATCTGGAAACCGTGGAAAGCAAGCTGAAGTCCGGTGGCGAGTACGTGGATCCGTTCACTGGCAATCGCGCATCCATGCGTGATGGTGAAATAGTGTGGACGAACGGGCTCAAGAGTAGACATTCGCCTAGCGGATTACAAGAATCCAGTTATCAGCCTTGGATAGAAAACGCGCATAAGGCCAATGCCCGGCAGAAACTCGGACTCGCAGACGAGTATGGGATCTACAAGGGTCCGGATAGACCCTTGCCCCCGAGAGGAACAGAACTCGATTTCCCTGACCCCGAGCCTGATTATAGGGAATATAAGCATGGTGGAGCTATCGAGCGTACGACGTATTACAGGAAAATTCTATGAGTGCCAATAAGGCGGGGTATTACTAATGACTACCCAGAAGTTCATGGGTCGTAATCAGCTACTCAATCGCCTCGCTGCGCAGGTGGGGTCTGAGGATACGGCCAGAAGTATTCTAATTAAGCGTGGGCAGATGACTACTGAAGGCGTACTGACTGCAACGGGCAAGGCCCGAGATAACATGACCGCCGAAGAACGTGCGAAAGACCGCGCCTCCAAGAAGACCAGCATACCTGAACAGAACATGACTTACGATCCCCGCACAAACCGGGCGACTAGGAGACGTTGATGAGCATTGATAAGAGTATTTATTCTGCCCCACAGGGGATCAGTGCTGGCAACGAAGAGCCTATTGAGGTTCATATTGAGGATCCGGAGTCGGTAGATATCGAGGGTTCTGGCTTTAAGGTTCATATTGAGCCTTCGACTCCTGACTTTGACGCGAACCTCGCGGACGATATTGACGATGGTGAGTTGACCTCGTTGGCGTCTGAGCTTATGACTGACGTACAGGAGGATATGAATTCCCGTAAGGATTGGCTGGATACCTACGTCAAGGGGCTTCAGCTTCTTGGTTTGAAGTATGAAGAGCGTAGCGAGCCTTGGCCCGGTGCTTGTGGCGTATACCATCCACTATTGATGGAAGCTGCAGTCAAGTTCCAATCTGAGACTATTATGGAGACATTCCCCGCTGCGGGACCAGTCCGTACAGTCATTATTGGTAAGGAAACGCAGGACAAGATAGACGCTGCCAAGCGTGTCGAAGCAGATATGAACTTTGAATTGACGGAGATCATGCAGGAGTATCGTCCAGAGCATGAGCGTCTATTGATCTCGGTAGCATTGGCGGGTAACGCCTTCAAGAAGATTTACTTTGACCCTAGCCTGAATCGTCAGACGGCCCCGTTTATCTCGGCAGAAGATGTAGTCGTACCTTACGGTGCTACCAATATCGAGTCTGCTGAACCCC